TCCTTAAACACCCGGCGGAAGCACCATTTTGCCAGCTCCTGCCGGATGCTCTCATAGAAGTGCCGTATGTCCCATTGATAGACATACTGCGTACCCTCCGGGTCATCCCTTAAATCTTTGCGGATATAGGTCATTAGGTCATGCGTCCCGCGCCCTTTGATCGAGGCGCTCGTAGTGCGAATAAAGCGGCGGCGCAAATGCTTATCCACCACCGCCATCACGGCGTGAACGCCGATGCGCTTTCTCATGGATATAATCTGCAGGTGGCGCACCTTGCCATGTTCCTCTATGGTGCGTTCATGATAGGCTCCCGGTGCGAAGCTGCCGCTGCTGATTTCCTGCGTCAGTTCCTCTATCACCTGTGCTCGGTGTTCCAGCAGGTACCTTCCTGCCCGGCATCGCTTCCGCTCTCTGCCTCTGAGCACCCTGTCAAACGCGTCCGCCATGTTGTGCGGCTCCACGATTTCCTCTATCAGGTAGCCCTCTCTCTGCATTTCATCATCTCGTTTTCTGGTTTCAGGTATCCTTGGCGGCTTCCGCAGCCTTCCTTCTCCGGGTCTAACTTCTTCGAACCTTCTTTTCGTAGGCCTACCAAACTTCACCCGACACTTTCTTTTCCAGCTTTCCGTCCGCCACCCGTCCCCTTTTCGGGGTGGTGGCGGACGCTGTTGCTGAGGCTCATCCTCCTCGGCACCACCTTGAGGGAACCCGTCCCTCCCTGTTGTACGCCGATTTCTCTCAGATTTCCAGGCGCGAGCCGACATTCGTGTTCGCATTCGACGCATCGTTATTCGCATTCGCATTCGACACGCCGCCATTGGCGTTCGCGTTGTTGTACCCACGATAGACCACACGGGACTATTGGAAGATGCCGCCTTTTTTCCGACTAAGCGCAAAGATAACTCCCTTGCCCTTATGTCCCAAATTTTGAATACCATTTTTACCATTTTCGACGCTCGCTTCGCTCGCTAAGTGGACGCTTTGCGCTTTGCGCGCTCGTTTTTACGCCACTTCGCTCAGCGCTTTGTACGCCGCCACGCTGGGCGCTTTGACGATTTTGCCGCGGAAGGCCAGGCGCGAGCCGACAACCGTGTCCGCATACGACGCATCGTTACTCGCATACGCATACGACACGCCGCCACTGGCGTACGCGCAGTAGTACCCACGATAGACCACACGGGACGCACTGGAGCTAATCCAATAGTAGTCGCAATAATACGTCGTCGATGACCCCGACAGCGTGCCCACAGGCACCATGTCCATATACAGCCCGTGAGCCACACCGCTCACCCACATCGACGAGGTCGCGCCCTTCACCCACCGCACGCTGCCGTCCGGCATCCAGATGCGCCACTTGCCCACGTTACCCGTGTCGTTCGGCACGTCCACTCGGTCCATCATGTCATACTTATGCCCGTAGATGTCCTCGTAGCCCAAGCAGCAGATGTTGCTCACCTGCGTCACCGTCTGCACCCCCGCCGTGCTCTCTGTCACATACCACGCATACTGATGCACCACGCTGTCCACCACCGAGTTCGTCACACCCTTGTTGATCGTGTATGCCTCGTCGTAGCCTATCGTGTCCTGCATTCCGTGGCTCATCGTGCCCCCCGTCGTTCTGCTGTTCGTATGCGAGCCGCCGCCACACTGTGCCTGCATATCTCGTCGTCCATACTTCGCATACGACAGGTTCGCTATCCGCGAGTGCATCATCGGGTCTATCTGCTGCATACCGCGTTGCACCGAGTAGTAATGGAAGTCCGTCCACGTCATGTTCGCCGTCGTCGAACCGCCCGTCACACACGAGCGCAACTTCGAGCCTGACACCGACGATCCCGTCACGGCGCACAGATACTCCTCGTCGTAATACCACTCCGGCTCCATGTCCTCCACCTTCGTCGAGTTCGACAGCACCACCTTGTCAAACTCCGCCGTCACGCTCACCGTCGCGTGCAGCGCCACGGCTCCCTCCGGCACCTCCGAGATCAAGTACATACCCGCCTCGAAGCGTCCCGTCAGCGTCGAGACCACCACGTTCTTCAAGACCGTGCCCGCTGCGTCCACAAACACCGAACCCATCAGGCTCGTGCCCGGCACGGTAGGCCAGCGCACCTGCCTGTAGCCCGTGACCGTCACCCGCACCACGGCATAGCTGCTGTCCGTCACGAGGCTGCTCGTCAAGGTGTCTTTGCCCACCACCTTTTTGCCCGTCGTGTAGCCTCCCTGCTCCTGGATCTCCGTCAGGGTCAGCACCTGCGCCTCCGCGCTCGTCGGGCGGTTGTCCTGGCTGTTCATGCTGTAGCAGTTATAGTGCTTCCCGTTTAGGAAGTCATTCACCCCCTTCATCCACACGCCCGGCTCGTCCATCATGATGTCCCCCTCCGTGCCGTCCAATTTTGCGGCGGTGCAATTCGCCGTCAGCGTCGCGTCGGCATAATAGTTCGAGTTCTCGTCGTGCAGCGGGTAGCACGTCATCTCTCCGTCCGTGTTGTTCATCGTCGTCTGCTGCCCCGCTATCGTCACGCTCGTCGTCGTCGGCTTCTTCGTCACCTTCGCCAGCACCCTGTGGCGCTGCTTCAGCAGCTTCGCGATGTGACCCGACGGCACATACGTCGTGCCGTACTTATAGCCCGTCTCGTTGTCCAAGTTGCTCACGTTCGCATCGTCTGCCACCTCGTCGTCAAACTCTATCATCGTATATTCCGGCTGCACGATGTTCAGTTCCGGGAAGTGTGCCTTCAGCTCCGCGTGCCGTTCGTCGTCCATATAGCGCGTCAGGCGCACCGTGCCTACCAAGGCGCACGTCTCCGTCTCGCCTCCGTCGCTGTCCACGCCGCCGAGGTTCATAAACTGGTTCAGCCATGTGCCGTCGTTATCCAGGTCGATGCCCGTCACGCGCAGCCGTTTCAGTCCCGTACACTGTGCCCACAGTGCCTCCCAGTCCAACTGCGGGCAGCTCTCCACCACCAGGGTCTCCACCGCCGCATAGCTCTCCATCGTCAGTCCCTCGTTCGTCAGTTGGCTCAGGTACTCCAACTTCAGCGTCTTCAGCGTCCCCGGCAGCTGCGCCTTCCGGAGGGGTGCCCCCTTGGCGATCACCACGCTCTGCACCTTCGTGCCGCGTGCGTCCAGTTCCTCCAATTTCGTTTGGTTCGTCAGGTCCAATGCCGTCGAGGTCGAGCTGCCTGTCTTCGCCTGAGCCTGATTCCGCAGGTACAGGCGGCGCAGCTGCGCGCATCCCTCCAACGTCATCCACCAGCCCGTCGAGCCCGTCCCCGTGCTCGTCAGGTTCAACTCTTGCAGCACCGTACACTTCCCCAACTCCAAGCCGTTCTTCAAGTGGTTCGCTGCCCCCGTCATGTCCAGCACCTTCATGCGGCTTGCGCCGTAGACGCGCAGCGGGTCGTTCACCGTGTACGCCCCCTCGATGCGCACCGTCGCCACTTCGCCCGCCTCCACCAGTCCGGTGTTCGCGATGTTCTGACTGTTATTCGTGCCGTACCCGAAGGCATACACCTCGCCGGCGGTCACCTTCAGGATGTCGGCTGCATCGCTCGCCGTGCGGCTCATGTAGAGGTCTATGTTGTCACTCGTGAAGTTGCTCGTCCCGTACTTAGCGTCCAACATCGCAAAGCGGTTCTCGATGAAGAACGTCCGGTGGCTCTTATTCGACCCCTGCAGCGCGTAGATGAAGGGCCACACCTTGCCATACATCGTCTGTACGTTCGGCTGGATATACTTCAAGTAGCCACTCTTATTGTAGGCTCTATCGCTCCAGTTGCCGCTCTGCTCGTCGTTATACATCGCCAGCACCTTCTCGTTCGTCAAGACCGCTCTCAGCTTCGTCGCACACTCCTTCAGCTCGTCGCCGAGGTTCGCCAACACCAAGTTCCACAGCCAGCTCTCCCTGCCCTCAAAGGCATATTTGCTCGCCTCTGCGTCATACGTGTCTCTCCCCGTCGTGTAGTCGTAGACCAGGAAGCAGTCGTTGCGCTTGCCATACTTCGTGTCGCCGTCATAATACGTCGGGTACCAGATGATGCCGTCCCATGTGCGCCACATCACGTTCTTCGCGCGCTGATCCACCGACAGCTCATAGTCTGTCCATAGGTAGAACGTCAGCAGGAAGTCCCTGTCGAAGTGTGCGCTCACCTCTGCCTTGAACTTCGCGCTCACAAACGTCGTCAGGTCGTCCGCCGTAGCGCCCGCCGGCACGCAGTCGCGCACCCAGCCCCACAGCCCCTTCACAGCCCTCTGTCCCTGCTCCGACAGCCCGCTCCACTTCACGTCGCCGTCCGTCTGCGCCTTGCCGCTCGCGTCGATGCCGTAGTTCACCTCTGCCCCCGCGTCGAAGTTCGCTGCCAAGTCCGCGTCGCTCGTCGATTGGAACAGACACACGCTCGACGTGTTATTCAGCATCTCCAACGTCATCGGGCACGTCGGGGTGAAACCCTCCACACCCTCCATGCCGAACAGCACACCGCTCTTCGCCTTCTCGTTGTTGAAGTTGTACTGACCCACATACTCCGACTCGCCGTCCGCCGTCTCTGCCACAAACACGTCTATCGGCAGCCCGTCTATCGCCGTGCGCACCGTCACGTCGTTCAGCGACCCCGTCTGCTCATACTGATACCGCTGCGGTGGGGTCAGCAGTCCCAACTCCTTCATCACGTCGTTAAACAGCTTCGCGCCGCCCGTGTTCAGGCTCATGGAGGAGTCCGAATAGTCCGACTTCAAGCAGAACAGGTTCATCGCCTGTGCTCCCGGTCGCATCCGGTACTTATTCCCCTCGCTCACCATCGTGCCCGTCATCTCCAAGTCAGCCGTACCCTTCGAGCAGTAGATGCGGATGTTTTTGGACGGATACTTCGTCGATGACGTACCTTGGATTCTGATGTAGCAATTTTTCAACACGAAGTCATACTCCGAGCCAAGTGCTGAGTAGTAGTACACGTCCGCCGTGAAGTCTGTCTTCTTGTTGTTCGCCGCATACACATCGTCTAACTTGCCCTTGCGCACGATGCGCAGCACACCCTTGCCCTGCTTCAGCAGCTTGTCCATGTCCACCTCGCCGTTCTCGCCGAGGATGTTGTTCGCCTCATACACCGCCACCATCTCGTCCGTCGTCTCGCTGTCCACCATGCTGTTCTCCAGCTCCTCGTCGTCGCTCAGCGCGCGGTTATAGAGGCGCACGTTGCGCACCTCCACGTCTGCCGCGTCGCTCGTGAGGCTGATAGCCTGTGCGTGCTCCTGCTTGAAGCTGAACGCTGCGTCATACAGGTCTGCCCCCGTGCGGTTGCCGTTCACGTACAGCTGCATCAGGCGGTTCTCCGCCGTCGTGCCCACCACCAAGGCCACCTTCATCCATGCCCCGCTCGTGAACTTCGTCGCCATCTTCACGTCGCGCGTCACGGTCTCGTCCTCCTCGTTCGTATAGGTCAGCGTCTGACCCGTCTTGAAGCTCGCCTCCTGCGTCGTGATCAGCATACCCTTGCCGCCGTCGATACACGTCATCACAGCCGCCTCTCTGTCCGTCACGTTCGTCACCCTCAAGGTGATTTCCAGTGTCATGCCCGTCCCCTTCACGTCCGTCGCAAAGGGCTGATAGTGGATGGTCGCCTTCGCGCCGTTCGTCAGCTTCAGCGTGTTGTCCACCCATCCGTTCGAACCCCAGTCCACCCCTTCGAAGGTCGTTTCCACGCCGTTCGAAGCCCATACGGCCGGAGCTGCCTCGTCGTTGCTGCGTCCCTCCGCGCTCAGTTTCCACTGCAGCCCGTAGGTCGTCTCTGCCACCTCCACGTCGCTGGCCGTCACCGTCAGCCCCATCGTGTAGCGCTCGCCGCCCACCTTCAGCGTCAGGGTGTACTCCCCCTGCTCCGTCCAGCGGTTGCTGTAGGTCTGCACCGTGCGGCTCGCCATCACCGTGCGCTGCAGCTGCTCGCCGCGCCATATCTCCACCGTCGCCGGTGCCGTCGTCGGGTCGTAGGCCACGAACTCAAAGGTGCAGCTCTCATACTGCCCCACGGTCAGGTGCGGTGTCGCCGCCCCCTCCTCGATGCGTCCGTCTGCCTGCGTCACCTTCACACCCACATAGGCTCCTCCGGCGCCCTGCTTCACCACGTCCATATACACGCTCTCGCTCCGGAGCGTGCCTTCCTCCGTCTCCAGTTCTGCCACCATCTGCACGCTGTGTCGTCCGGCGCTCAGTCCGCTCATCTCTATCGCGAAGCTTCCGTTCGTGGTGCCGCTGCGCGTCACGGTCTGTGCCTCCTTCTGCACGCCGTCCACATACAGTGTCACCACCTTCGTGCCCGTGCCGCTGATCGTGTAGGGCACCTCCACGCTCTCTCCCTCGCCGCAGCCCCCTTGTGCCAGTCCCGTGCCGAGGCTGTAGCTGCTCGCCAGGCTCAGCGTCACCACCTTCACCGTGGCGTAGGCTTGCTTCTTCTGCACCTTGCCCGTTGCCGCGTCTGTCGTTGTTGCCACCACATAGATGTCATTCGTGCCGAGCAGCAGGTATTTCGTCAGCTCTATCGCGTAGCTGCCCTTCGTCACCTCCGTCGTCGTCGCCTCATAGCTCACCGTCGTGCCGCGCTTCACGGTCACGGTCACCGTCGCCTTCTGTCCCGTCGTCTGTCCCTTGTCGTCGCCGCTGCTGTACTGGTGGTCGTAGCTGTAGGTCAGCGTCGCTGCGCCGCCCTCCTTGATGGTCGCCTTGTCGATGGCGGCGCTCAGCACCACCTTCGTCGCCGTCGAGTCGCTGTCGCCGCTTCCGCCGCCGCTTCCTGCCGGCAGGTCAACGCCGATAGCCTCCTCGCCGTTCTTGTTCGTCAGCGAGAGGTGCACCGTGCTGCCGTCGTCGCTCAGCTCCGCCGTCCCGCCGTACAGTGCCGTCGCCTCTATCTCGTTCAGCTTCGCCGTCACCGCCCGGTTCTCCACCGGGTTCGTGCTCTCGCTGTCCAAGCTCTCATCCACCTCTATCTCGTCTATCGCGATGGTCACATTGCCCTCCGTGTCCGGACGCAGCTGCTGTCCGTTCACGACGATGCGTTTCACCCCTCCGGCGGCTTCCTTCTGTGCCGCCTCTGCCGTCTGCTGCGCCGTCGTTGCCGTGTTCTGTGCCCGGACGGCTGCACTTTGGGCGGCGGTGGCTGCCTCATAGGCTGTGTCCGCACTCGTCTGCGCTCCGTCTGCGGCGGTCTGAGCGCTCTCTGCCCTGCGTTGTGCCGCCTCTGCCGTCTGCTGTGCCGTCGTGGCGGCGCTCTTTGCCTGGGTTGCCGTCTCTTGTGCCGTGTCCGCTGCGCTCTGTGCCTTCTCTGCTGTCTCCTGAGCTGTGTCCGCTGCGCCTTGGGCAGTGGCTGCAGCTTGCCGCGCCGCGTCTGCGGTGTTGTAGGCGGTGTCTGCGCTCGTCTGTGCCCCCCCTGCGGCGGTCTGGGCGCTGTTGGCTTGGTTCAGGGCGGTGGTCGCGATGCTCTGTGCCGTCGTTGCCCCCTTCTGAGCCGTGGCGGCGCTCGTCTGGGCGGTATCCGCTGCGCTCTGTGCGCTCTCTGCCGTCTGCTGCGCGGTGGCTATCTCCGCCTCGATGGCGGTCAGGTCCACCTTGCCGCCGGCTGAAGCCTCCACCAGCGTCTTCTCCGTCTCGCTCCATGCGTACAGCGTGTCGCCGCAGACGTACACCTTATCCTGCTGCACCGTCGTTCCGCTCCCGTAGGCGTTATACAGGTCGCTCCCCTGCCATACGTTCACGAACTCCTCTGCCGACAGTTGCACCACGAAGCATTTCAGCTTGGCGCTGTACTTCACCTCCTTCGCCGCGTAGCTCTCGTCCGCCTCGCTGAAGAGGTCATACTCGTCGCCCACCTCCACCATGCCGCCGAAGCGAACCGTCGCCCCCTGCCGGGCTTGGGCTATCTCCGTCCCGTAGCTACTGCTCTTCTCTGCCGCCTCGATGGCGTTCTCCGCCGCCTGCTCTGCGTAGGCTCCCGCCGTCCGTGCCGTCGCTGCTGCGTCCTTTGCCGTCGCTGCTGCGTCTGTTGCCTGCTGGGTCGCCGTCTTCGCCTCGGCTATGGCGGTCTCTGCTTGGGTCGCAGCCTGCTCTGCCGGTTCGCGCAGCAGGGCTATCGGTGCCGTCACCATCGTCTCGCCACGCAGTGCCGGCAGCGAGGCGATGCCGTCCAGCGTCGTCACCTCTGCCAATTCTTCCACCCCCTGACTCTCTTGCTTGATCGCCTCGAGCAGCTCTTGTTTCTCTTCCTCTGTTAGTGCCATTGTCGTATTTTGTTTTTAGTAGTTATCGTTGTTATGTTGTTGGGGTCACTCCCCCTGCCTAAGTCTCGCTCAGGCTCATGCTGGCGCAGCTGTTGCTGATCAGCACCCAGCGCAGCCTGTACTCGCTCGCGTTTCCATCCGCGTCGTAGCCATAGGGCACCTTTTGCAAGACCAGTTCCACCACGCCGCAGTCTATCGTCACCGCTGCCGCCATGTAGCGCTGTGGCTCCGTCACCTCGTCGCCCCGTATCGCCGCAAACAGCCCGCTGTAGATCTTGCTGTTGTCCTCCGTCTTGATCACCGTCGAAGGCATCGCCACCCTCGTCTTCTGGAAGTACGAGTCCATCACCAGCACCCGCGCTCCCACATAATCCTCGCCGACCGGCAGCCGCACCGTCCGGAACGTTGCGTCCACGTGCAGCTGCGTCCGCAGCAGGTAGCTGCCGTCCGTCTGCACCTCCGCGTCGCTCTCCCCGATCTCCGCGAACGGCTCCCACAGGTATCCGTTCACCTTCGCGTTCTTCGTCTCGATGCTGCCGTCCTCTTTCACCCGGAAGTTCTCGTTCACCGTCGTCAGCCCCTCTAACTGGATGTGTTCCGCCGTCAGCTGCACCACGGTCTCTCCCTCCCGCGTCACGGTCGTGCCCACCAAGGCCACCTTCCCGTCCGCCGTCTGTGCGTACAGTCCCGCACCCTCCGGTCGGGCCACGAGCCCCGTCTCTTGCAGCAGCGTCTCGTCCTTGTCGTAGACCGCCGCCGACAGCTTCACCAGTCGTTCGCTCTGCTCGAACAGGGTCCGATACCGATACGCCAACGTGCCTATTCTGTCCGTGCTCAAGACGAGCATATACAGGTACATCTCCCCCGTGAAGCCCACCGTGAAGTCGCCCGTGCCGTTCCATGCTCCCTCGCAGGTATATTGCTGATACCCCTCTGTCACCTCCAAGTCCTCCTCTGCCGCCATCGGCTCAAAGTCCTCCCAGCCCTCGGTCTCCATCCCCTCGAAGCCGATGCGCAGCCGTCCCGCCTTCGTCACCTTGTAGTAGAACGAGAGGTACACCGGCTTCGCCACCCCGGCTCCCTCCGCGTTCCGTTCGTAGGTCGGCACGCTCCGCATCTCCGCCCGTCGTTGCTTGATGTACTTGTTGCGTATCTGCACCACCGTCCGTCCCGCGTCCTTCGTCGCCCATGCGCCGTCCCCCTTGCGGGTCAGCAGCTTCCCGTTGCCCCACAGCCAGAGGCCGCCTGCTGTGAAGAACACCGCCTCGTTCTGCGTGTCCCAAGCCTCCAGTCCTGCCCCGAACGTCGCGTTCGTCAGGTACCCCTTCTCCTCCGTGAAGTCCTGCCGCAGCCCCTCCACAGCCGTCTCTATCTTCGCCTCCGTCGCCTCGATGCGCGTCTCGACGTCCTCGCCGCTGCTCATGAGGAACGTCCCTCTCAGGTACACATTGTCGCCCCAGAGTCCGTTCCCCGTCGGCTGCTTCTTCGCCGGCAGGTGGTCGTCCTCGATGCCGTCCAGCCGTCCCAAGCGCACCCTCAGGCAGCCCGCGAAGTTCTTCTCCTTCACGCCGTCCATCACGTCTATCCGGGGCCGTCCGTCCTCCGTCGCGCTCAGCAGCAGCAGGTTCTGGCGCTCCGTGTTCTGCGTGTTGCCCATCAGGACCACCTCGTCGCCCGCCGCCGGTTCCACACCGGCCTCAAACTCCGTAGGCAAGACCCACACAGCGCCATCCTCCACCTTCGCTATCTCCACCCAGTAGCCCCGCTGCTCGCTCCCTTGGCTCCACGTCGCGCAGCGCATCAGGTCGTGTGCCGCGAAGCCGCTCTCCGTCTCCATCGTGATGCGCCAGTAGCCTGCCGTCCGCTCCGCCGTCGCTATCTTGCCGTTCGCCCCGCTCACGCAGATCTGACCGCCCACGCTGCGCACCCGGTCCACCAACAGCTCCATCACGTTCATCACCTGCCGCACCGTCAGTCGGTCCACCGTCAGGTGCGACAACTTCTCCTCCAGCCATACCCGCCAGCCGCTGCCCGTCAGGCCATCCACGAAGTCCGCGCTCCCCATCAGCTCGCGCACCACCATCCGCGTCAGGTCGCCCGCGCCGGCTGCGTCGATGCGTCCTCCCGTTCCTTGCCCGTCATATGCCCCGAACGTTGCGCCCCCCTTCAGCCCCAAGGCGTAGCGTGTCTCGTCCTTTCGGTCCTTGCGCAGCCATCGGTCATACGCCGGCGAGTCCTCGTCCACGTCCGTCGCCGTCGCTGCGTGCTCTGCCTCTGTGGCTCGTGCCGCTTGCTCTGCCTGCTGTGCCCGCTCCGCCTCGTCGGCGTACCCCGCCTTCGCCTTCGCGCTCACCTTCGCCTGCCACGTGTTGCCTTCCGTGTCCGTCACCGTCTCCTCTT